GTTGCGGCCTTTTCCTTGATATGGGATTGGGTAAGACGGTTAGCACCCTGACAGCGATACAACAGCTTATGGATGATTGCGAGATTAGCCGTACCCTGGTAGTAGCCCCGAAGAAAGTAGCTGAAACCACCTGGACTACAGAGGCCCAAAAGTGGGATCATCTAAAGAGCCTGAAAGTAGCAAAGGTGATGGGCACAGAGAAGCAGCGTAAATTGGCCCTGGCAGAAAAGGCAGATGTTTACGTGATCGGACGCGACAGCTTTGTTTGGCTTGTAGGTATCTTTGGCGGTATGCTACCGTTTGATGTATTGGTTATAGACGAACTAACGAGTTTCAAGAGTTCAAAGAGTAATCGGTTTAAGGCTATGCGTATGGCTACGCCTACAGCCAAACGGGTTATCGGACTGACAGGAACCCCGGCACCAAACGGCCTGATTGATCTTTGGGCACAGATGTATTGTATTGATATGGGCGAGAGGTTAGGCAAATCGGTTACTAAGTATCGTGAAACCTATTTTGAAACCCACAAGTGGAATAATATAATAGTGCGTTGCAACGTTAAGAAAGGCTACGACGAAGTGATACGTAAGAAGATTGCAGATATATGTTTGTCGATGCAAGCTAAAGACTACCTGCAATTACCAGACCTGATTAACCACACTATCAAGGTGCAGTTATCTACGGCCACCATGCAAGCCTACACCAAGTTTGAACGTGAAAAGGTTTTGCAGTTTCAGGACGAACACCAGGGAGAGACGGCAAACGTATTGGCACAGAGCGCAGCAGGTTTGATGAATAAGTTAAGTCAGTTTGCTAACGGCGCGATCTACGACGAAGATAGAAACGTACATAACGTACCTGATGAAAAGTTAGACCGTTTGGCAGAGATCATAGAAGCGGCCAACGGCAACAGCGTTTTGGTATTCTATCAGTATAAGCACGACGCGGCCAGGATTGCCGAGAAGTTCAAAGGCTACCGCGTGAAAGTCTATACAGACGAAAAGCAACTGATAGAGTGGAACGCCGGACAGGTTGATATACTATTGGCGCATCCGGCATCTACGGCCTTTGGCCTCAATATGCAAGACGGTGGGCACTACATAGTCTGGTTTGGTACAGGTTGGAACCTGGAACTATACCAACAGGCCAACGCCCGTTTGCACCGTCAGGGACAGCAGTACCCGGTACAGGTGTACAACCTGGTTTGTAGTGGAACCGTTGACGAAAGAGCCGTAACAGCTTTGGAGAATAAGAAAGGCGTACAGCAAGGTTTGTTAGATAGTCTTAACTACCTGATACGTAAGCATAGTGACTTAAAATAAAAAACAAATAGAGATATGGCAAAGGACAAAGAGTATAACAAGCTGATCCACAAAAACAAGTGGCTAAAGTTACGTAAGGCGAAGCTATCAAGTAATCCGATATGCGAGAGGTGTAAAGAGAAACCCGCCACAGAGGTACACCACATCAAGCCCGTTGAAGATGGCATAGGCATTGAACGATACAGGCTAATGTACGATCCACATAACCTGATGGCACTTTGTCACGATTGCCACGTATTGACACATACGGAAATGGGACGTAGTGGCAAGGCCCATGCAAAAAGGAAAGCGAAAGAACAGCTAAAGGACTTTCGGGAAAAGTTTTTACTTTTACAAATTTTTGCACAAATGTTAATAGGGGCGGGCATTTTTTAACAGACGGGAGTAGGGATTAAACCTCGCCCAAACCTCTCTTCATGCGAGAGTGATTTTTTGGGGCTGTGGGGGCTAAGACCTTTTAACGTTTCCCATATTGATTTGCCGATTTTTGAATACTAAAGATATATACGATATGAATTACGACGATGCTTTTGATTTGAGTTCTTTCGGTAAGACGGACGTTAAGCCGGAGCCGGATAGCCAGGTAGTGCCAGACGATAACGACGGCCTGGTTAATGCAGCCGTAGCGAAACGGGCACACAGACGTACTAAGGAATGTACCGAATTGTCCCAACGTTATGAGTACAGACGCGCATTTAGCGAAGTAAAGATGTTGGAGGCAATGCGGTACGTCATGTTGGAAAACGGCGTTACCTACAATTTCATTACGGCGGGCGACGTTGACAGCTTAACGTACCTGAAAGTAGTTTTGAATCAACACGATTTAGACTATTGCCTGTTATCTACCTGGTGCATGGCAGCAGAGGATATTTTACAGGTGCAGCAGTGGTACGACGCAGGGCGCATTAAGAAACTTGATATGTATTTAGGCGAGATATTCCCAGGATCGTATAAAATCGAGTGGCAGATGGTTAAGAAGTTCTACAGCGAACACCCGGAAGCCGGACGCGCCGCAGTATTCAAGAATCACAGCAAGATTTATGCGGGCTGCAATGAAACCGATAATTTCTATTTCGGTATTCAAACGTCAGCCAATATAAATACGAATCCGCAAACAGAGCAAGGCAGCATTATTATAGATCGCGGGTTGTATGAGTTTTACAAAGAGTATTTCGACGGCATTAATTCTTTTGAAAAATGATACAGGACAAGGAGCAAAAGAAAAAGGAGATCGTAGCCGAGATCATAAGGCAGAAAGGCTTTAAGGGAGTGGCTTGTACTGCAATCGGTTTGAATCCCCGTACGTTCAGGCAATGGATGGCAGAGGACGCGGAATTTAGGCAGGCCGTTGATGATGCCGTAGATATTGCCAAAGAGTACAGGGACGAAGTAGCGGAAAAGGCTTTGTTTGATCTGGTAGAGGCAAAGGACACTACAGCAGTGATCTTTTATAACAAGACCCGTAACAAGCACAAGGGTTATACAGAAAGGATCATGCCGCAGCAGCCCAAAGAAGAGCCGAAGCCGGAAACACCCGCTTTGTCAGGGACTACGACAGATGAAGAGACGGCCAAGCGCATTAAGTCAAAGATCAGCGGTAAGAAAGCCTACCTGGTTAAGTTGCTCAAAGAGCAGGGCAAATATACGGCTGAATTGTCGATACAGGCCACCGTCACAGCGCAGCTATTGGTACGTACTGAAATCCTGGCAGAAGAGATTTTGGCAGACGGCCACGATGCCATTAACGTAGAAGTTTCCAGGGAGGGTAACGAGCGTAAGAGTATCAGCCCAAAGGAAAAGCTATATTTGGACTTTGTAGAGAAGAGCCAGAGGGCGTTAAGGGCTTTGGGTATGAATACCGATAGCAAAGACCGTAAGACAGACGGCGACGATTTTAAAAAGTTCATGGAGGAATTTAACGACGATAGCAACGATTAAAAATATAGCAAAATGGAATTAGAGAAAATCAAAATGTATTCAATCCGGGCGCATGAGATAGCAACGGCGCACGGTTTCCACGATGAGAAGAAAAGCGATGCCCATTGGCTTTGCCTGGTTGTCAGCGAGGTTATGGAAGCGGTAGAGGCAGACCGTAAGGATTACAGGGCCGATATGATAGGCTTTATACAAAATACCTGGTTGCATCCAGACTTTGCAGAGCGTTACGAAGCCTACATAAAGGGCAGTGTTGAAGAGGAATTGGCAGACGCGGTAATACGTATCTTTGATCTGATCGGTGAGAAATACCCCGATATGCGGTTAGGTGATGGTTTTTGGCCGAAGCCGGAACCCGATAAGTTATTTACCGAAAAAGCCTACGATCTGATATATGGCATTTTAGGCCCTGACAGAATACAGCTAATAGATAGTATCAGCTATATTGAGGAATGGGCCAGACAAATAGGCTTTGATATTGAGTGGCATATTAAACGTAAGATGGAATTTAACGCGCAGCGTCAGAGACTACACGGCAAAAAGTATTAAGCTATGACCCAGGAAGAAAGGAGAAACGAAAGAGACTATAAGCAGCAGGTAGCAGCGGAACTACAGGCAAACTTAGACGGTTATCTGGCTGATTACGCGTACGCACTTGAAGATACCGACAAACGGTTACGTCAGTACGTAATAGACGTAATCAGCAACCCGGACGATCATAACCTGTATGAGCTTTTGAAGATACGTAGGTATTTCCAGATGCTTGATAGGTGGGAGTGGAAAGCAAAGCGGGTGCAGAAGAAAATACGTTTGTATGAGAAACTAAGGTTTAGCGGTACGACGGGACGGCAGCGTTACAAGTTGACCCCGGTACAGGTATTCCAATTCGCTAACATATTTGGCTTTGCCCGGCCTGATGGCCGTAGGCTGATCCGTATAGTGTATATCTTTGTCCCCCGTAAGTTTAGTAAGACCACCTTTGCAGCGTTTTTGGCCGTTGACGATATGCTGTTTGGCGATTACAACGCAGAGGCTTACGTAGGGGCCAACTCTTACGACCAGGCCAAGAAATGCTTTAATGAGATACGTTTAATAATGTTTGACTTAGACCCGAAACAAAAGCATTTCAGGATTAACCGCGAAATGGTGGCTTTCAAGGATCGGGGCCGCGAGAGCCTGGCACAATGCCTAACGGCCAATGCCCAGACCAAAGACGGTTTGTTTGCATCCCTGGCAATACTTGACGAATACGCCCAGGCACGCAACACGGCCAACAAGAACGGTGCAGACCTAAAGAATGTGCTTACTACGTCTATGGGGCCGCGTAAGAATCCGCTAACGGTGATTATCACTACGGCAAGCGACGTGATAGACGGGCCGTGCTATCAGGAGTTAGAGGGTGTGAAAAAGGTATTACGCGGTGAGGCTGAAAACGACGTTATGTTTGCCGATCTGTTTTTACCCGATGCCGACGATGAAGAGGGCGACCCAAGAACCTGGCGAAAGGTGCAGCCCCATTTGGGCATTACGGTACAGCCGGACTACTACGAAATCGAGTGGCAGAACGCGCAGCTATCAGCCGAAAATATGTTGGCGTTTCGCACTAAGCTGTTGAACATCTTTACGGTCAATGAGATAAAGACCTGGTTTGGCTATCAAGATGCAAAGGCACTTACGGGTAACTTTGATATTGACGGCGTTAAGGGCCGTCCAGATTGCGCGGTAGCTTTCGACCTATCGGTGCATGATGATTTCAGCGCGGTAGCCTACACGATCTATGTACGCGAAAGCAAACGTTTCTACAGCCACGTAGATTACTATTTCCCGGTAGGTGCTTTGAAAGGGCACCCCAACGAAAGGCTTTACCGATTGTGGCATGAGCAGGGGCACTTGAAATTCTGTAAGGGCCGTAAGATAGACGTAAGGCAGATAGCCAACGATATACAGGCACGATCTAAGGTGCTTAACATAATACGTATCGGCTACGACGGTTATAAGGCCCAGGATTTGGTTAACATACTACGCGCTATGGGTGGCGACAAGCAGCTGCAATCATACAGCCAGACTTACGGCAATTTCAATTTGCCCGTAGAATCGTTTGAAATGCTGGCGTATGATGATCCACCACGTATAACGTTGAACGATAACCCTATTAACGTCTATTGCCTGACAAATTGCGTATTGGATGAAGATAACCTGGAGAATAAGAAGCCGTT